GGGCGAAGAGCGAGGCCACTCGCATTGCCAACGGTGTGAAGGTCAACATCACGAGCCTGCGCGAGCTGGCTGCTGACCACACCTTTCTGTTCGCTGACTTCCAGGAGCTGGTGCTCAAGGCCAACGATGACCTGGTCGCACTGATCAAAGTGCGCATCCATGATCACGAGCAGGCAGAGGCACAGAAGCGACAGGCTGCAGAGGCCCAAGCCGAGGAAGCGGCGGCACCGGTCGCGCCGGCCAGTCAGGCTGAGCCGGCACCGCAGGCTCAGCAGTCGGCGCCGGTCAAGCATGCAGCTCCCGCTCCGGCCGCTGCCGTTGACGATGGCCAGCGCATCAAGCTCGGCGACATCAACGGTCGGCTGGGCTTCAACCTGACCGGCGACTTCCTGCGCTCGATCGGCTACGAAGCCGTAGGCCGTGAGCGTGCCGCCGTCCTGTACCGCGCCGCAGACTTCCCGGCGATCTGCTCGGCGCTGATCAACCATATCCAGCAGGCTCAGCAGAGCCGCATCGCCGCGTGAGGTGCCTATGCTTGCAGCAACCAGCATCCGACTCCGCGCTCCCGAGCGCGACGAACTGGCAGCCCTGCAGGAGCAGTTCCTGGCCGCTGGCGGACAGGTCGACCAGCTGGCGATCACCGACCGCCAGCCAGAGCCCGTTGGCAAACTTCGCGACCGGGTCCGCACCCAGCTGCACCTGAGCCGCAACAGCCGGCGCGAGCTGGACCGCAAGGACAAGGATCTGGCGCGGCGCGCTGCCGCGTTGACAGCCACAGGCCTCGGCGCCGTGCATATCCGAAAGCGGCTGGGCCTCGGCCCGGTAGCCTTCGAGCAGTTCATGGCGCGCCACGGCATCCAGCTCCCTGGATCAAGGAGTGCTTGATGGCCAAGTCAGCAGCTGTACGAAAACAGGAGCAGCGCGAGCGCGACAGACTGTCCGAGGATGAACGCCTGGCCAGACTGCTGTCGCGAACCATCAAGCTCGACCTGTTTAAGGCCACCGACGCTCAGCTGATTCGCTCCATGGAACGGCTGGGCATCGATGAGCCGCAAGACCTCATCAGCCGTTTGATCTGCGGCGCCGACCGCCTCGATGACGAGACCCTGCGCGAAATTACGGACGCGTGACGTTAGGGTGTGACATTAAGAGGCGAAGCACAACAACATAAAGGGCCGCATGAATCGCACCTTGCGGCCTGCTCTTTTGCCAGCGGTCAGCGTAGACAATAGTCGCTAGGGTCGTTTCCACTCTGGGTGATTTTCTGAAAGGACCTTTAGAGCCTCTGAATAGAAGCTTTTTCCACTAGCCTCAGCCAGTGGCAGCCGAGTTTCGCCTGAGCTTGATTCAAACCTGTGGTTCAAATTATCCCACTCGTGAATCCAGAAAGCCTCACCAGTGCCCTCGTTGAATTCGACGTAGTACCAGGATTCGTCACGCCCTCCAATCCCGTGTTCTCCAATCTGATAGCGCATAACAATATCTCCAATGAGTAAACACTATACGAAGTCAAAGGCAATCCACATAGCAACCACAAATCAGTCACCCACGATGGGCGGCGAAGGCTCGTAAGCGGCATTCTGATGTACCGGATATTAAGTCAGAGCAGTAGTGCGCTCAACATTCGGTTAGAAAGCCAACAACCTTCATACATCAAACCTAACTAGATTCAAATGATTACTTTTTTTTTGATGTCATGACTCGTATAAGCTCTAGGACAGCTGACTCTACTATTCCTGACAAAGGATAGTTTGGCTTACGCCAAGGATCGACTAAGGCAACTGTTGTGAGAAGCGCGCTGACGATACCTAGCTGATTTTGCAAGTAGGCCTCACAGCATTTTATTCCAACGGGAACGGCATCATCTGAGGCATAAAGCAACCTATTCCTCAAATTCGCTTTCCTCAGAATTTCCCCATGTACTTCTTGCACGTATTTCTTTTTAAGTCGCACTCGGACCGTGTGACCAATCATCTCTTGCAGGCTTTGTTCGCCCTGTGTGACCAAATGGAGTGGAGGCCTAGGATGAACAGCGTATTCGTAGGCTTTGAACGGCAGTATTATTTCAATGGCCGGCCTCCCAGGGTCGTTGGTAGTCCTAAGCTGAGGCTTGCGAAATGGGAAACCCTTCCGTTGAAAGTTCTCGTCAACCCAGTCCAGAACACCGCTTATAAAAACTATTACACCAGCCTTACTTGCATGATTATAGAAATGCAGCTTATCGCTCTGGGGATATCCTTGAATCTTGATGGACGCGATCAGCGAAGTTGCGGCCTCTTCCTCAGCACAAATCGATCGAAAAACAGCCATGTGTCGATCAGAATCTTTCAGCTCATATGATTTACGAATATGATCAATAGCACTCAGACCAGCAAATTTAACTCGTCCTTCGCATTTATCCAGCATTATCGCGAACCAATCTAATCGATCTGAATCAGTATTATTCAATCCGTTATATCTCTATTAGAAAGAAATCATTGTAAAGCTAGCAAAGGAAACTCCATACACCCTCCTGACCTTGTTCGGCATAAGTAGCAAGTTCGGATGGCGTGAGACTCATTAGGTCTTGAGCTTTTTGTCCAGAGCCTGAATCTGTCGCCACATTTCCATATTGTCGATATGCAGTTTTTCTAAACGATCACTGGTCAGCTTCCCACTAGATACCAGTTTCAGAAGCTCTGCATGGTAGTGAACATACAAAATAACAGGGGGAACAGGGCCACCACGCCCCGCCTTCGTCGCGAGCTCAATTTGCGCAAGCCGGTCTTGAGCCGCAGTCTCCATCACAATCTTGGTCATTTCTCGTCGATGTTGATAACGGCTTTGTATCCATATTCCCCCGAAAGAGCTGAGAGCTCCGACAACCGCGCCAACTAGCCCTGCAGCCCAAGCTTCCATCGAACCTCCGTGTCCGGCCCCATGCCGGTACCCCTGTAATAGCCCATCCCTTACCAATTCGCCACCACGCCGCATCCAGCCATGGAGGCCGGCGCCTGCTCGGACATCGCCATGACCCAGTACCTGGAATTCCTTCGCCAGAAGATTCGCCTGGCTGACTTCGCCGGCTTCGAAGTGGCAGACACCGAAATCAACCCGATCCTCAAGCCCCACCAGCGCGCCATCGTGCAGTGGGCTGTGCGCGGCGGCTGCCGGGCCATCTTCGCCGCGTTCGGCCTGGGCAAGTCGGTCATGCAGATCGAGACGGCCCGCCTGGTGCGCGATCGCTCCGGCGGCAAGGCGCTGATCATCTGCCCGCTGGGCGTGCGCCAGGAGTTCAGGCGCGACGGCCTAATGCTTGGCGTGGACTTCAAGTTCATTCGCACCGCCGCCGAGATGGAAGACGGCACCGACTTCTACCTCACCAACTACGAGTCAGTGCGCGACGGCAAGCTGGACCCCAACCTGTTTACCGTGGTCAGCCTCGATGAAGCGAGCGTACTGCGCAGCTTCGGCAGCAAGACCTACCAGACCTTCCTGGATCTGTTCGCCAGCGTGCGGTATCGCTTCGTGGCCACCGCCACGCCGAGCCCCAACCGCTACAAGGAGCTGATCCACTACGCCGGCTTCCTGGGCATCATGGATACCGGCCAGGCCCTCACCCGCTTCTTCCAACGCGACAGCACCAAGGCCAACAACCTGACGCTATACCCGCACAAGGAGCGCGAGTTCTGGTTGTGGCTAAACAGCTGGGCCGTGTTCCTGCAGCGCCCCTCCGACCTCGGCTTCAGTGATGAAGGCTACGACCTGCCCGAGCTGCAGGTGCACTTCCACGAGGTGGCCAGCGACCATTCCTCAGCCGGTACCGAGAAAGATGGCCAGGCCCTGCTCTTCAAGAACGTGTCACTTGGCGTCAGCCAGGCTAGCGGAGAAAAGCGCGACAGCCTGGCACAGCGCATCGGCAAGATGGTCGAGATCCTGCAGGCGGATCCGGACAGCAGCTACATCCTCTGGCACGACCTCGAAGACGAGCGGCGTGCAATCGAACAGGCCGTGCCCAGCGCTGTGAGCGTCTACGGCGCCCAGGATCTGGACGAGCGCGAGCAGGCCATAGTCGACTTCAGCGACGGCAAGTTCCAGTACCTCAGCGCCAAGCCGGTGATCGCCGGCAGTGGCTGCAACTTCCAGCGCCACTGCCACAAGGCCGTCTTCGTCGGCATCGGCTTCAAGTTCAACGACTTCATCCAGGCCATCCACCGGATCCAGCGCTTCCTGCAGGCGCACCCGGTCGAGATCCACATCATCCATTCCGAGGCCGAGCGCGAGGTGCTGCGCACGCTCATGGACAAGTGGCGCCAGCACACCTCAATGGTGAACAACATGACCGAAATCATCCGCGAACACGGCCTCAACAGCCTGTCGATGCAAGACATCCTGGCCCGCACCATCGGTGTGGAGCGCCTTGAGGTCAGCGGCGAGCACTTCCGCGTTGCCAATAACGATTGCGTTCTGGAAGCCCAGGCCATGCCCGACAACTCGGTCGACCTGATCGTCACCAGCATTCCCTTCGCCAACCACTACGAATACACGCCCAGCTACAACGACTTCGGCCACACCGAGAACAACGACCACTTCTGGCAGCAGATGGACTTTCTGACGCCTGAGCTGCTGCGCGTACTCAAGCCTGGCCGCATGTACTGCTGCCACGTGAAGGACCGCATTCTGTTCGGCAACGTCACGGGTGCAGGTGCGCCCACCGTCAGCCCGTTCCACATGGAGGCCACCTTCCATGCGCGCAAGCACGGCTTCGACTACATGGGGATGATCACCGTCGTCACCGACGTGGTGCGCGAGAACAACCAGACCTACCGCCTGGGCTGGTCAGAGCAGTGCAAGGACGGCAGCAAGATGGGCGTTGGCTCGCCCGAGTACATCCTGCTGCTGCGCAAGCCGCAGACCGACCGCAGCAAAGGCTACGCCGACGAGCCGGTGCGTAAGTCGAAGGACGACTACACCCGCGCCCAGTGGCAGGTCGACGCCCACTCCTTCTGGCGCTCGAGCGGCAACCGCCAGCTCACCGCCGACGACCTCGCCGGCCTTGGCCCGGACAAGCTCGCCAAGGCCTTCACCGAATACAGCCTGGCCAACGTCTACGACTACGATCTGCACGTGCGCATCGGCAAGGAGCTGGAACTGCGCGGCGCCCTGCCTTCCACCTTTATGTCCCTGGCACCCGGCAGCCATCACGCCGAGGTCTGGCACGACGTCAACCGCATGATCACCCTCAACGGCCAGCAGACGCAAAAGGGCCTGCAGAACCTGTCTCTTA